TATCAGCCACTCAAACGACTCGTTCTGGATTCACAAACTCGGATCCAGGACTTGAAGATACCTCTGAATCTTTTGGTTTGCCAGCGACAGCTGACTTTATGTTTGCTTTGGTCAGCAATGAAGAGTTGGAAGGATTGAATCAGATTATTGTTAAGCAGTTAAAGAATCGCTATAACGATCCAAGTTTCTATAAGAGATTTGTTATTGGAGTTGACAGAGCGAAGATGAAACTGTATGATGTAGAAGCGTCGGCACAAACGCTGAGTGACTCAGGAAAGAATGATGACGATGAACCAATGTTTGATAAAAGTAATTTTGGTCGCAGACAAAAAGCAGAATCGTTCGAAGGATTTAAGTTTTAGGAGAGAATATGACTAAGGTAATCGTAGCAAAACAGAAACATGATATGTCTCATATGATGGGACAATTTCCAGATGAGAGTCATTATGATTTTCTCATTGAAGAGGACTGTGATGTTTATATGCCAGAAATTCCTGGACATCCAGAGTTGACATACTCTGAAGACAGGATTGTTTTAAAGTTCCGCAAGAACTATTTTAGTAAAGAACAACAAGACCAAGCATACTTTGGTCTCCGTGAAGCAGCAACTGAAACTCAAAACAGAGGTATGGCTGCAGGTCCAAGAGCAGAAAAGCTGGGTAATCGTGAGTGGGTCACTGAATACGAATCAGAAATTATTGATTACTTCTTGAATCCAAAGGCATCGTTGGACGGAGATCCAATTGATGTTATTAAAGCCAAACACAAAGGTAAGACAGACAAACCATCCACACGAAACAATGTTTGGGGTATTCAAGCAGTCAAGAGAGACGGATTTCTATTCAATGAATGGGTTGAGAAAGTTCGTAAACTAGATGCATCTGAAATGGTTATCGAAGCAAGACGAGTAGAGAAAGCGTATGTGTGCGCAACTACCTATGCCAATGGTGTTATGTCTGGCATTGCTGGATGGTTCGATCGTTATCCTCGCATTCCTTATGGTCGTGCAACATCTTATACTGCTCGTGAACCAGCAAAGTTTGCCATGGCATATCCATTCTTACAGCAACTTGCTCAAGGTTTCAAAGACTTGTTGCCATGGAGATACAATAATCAAATGGAAGCAGCAAAGAAACTAGATCCTGCTTTCTTAGTTCCTGAAACTCCATTCACTACTGTTACAGTTAATAAGTCTTTCAGAACTGCGTGTCACTACGATGCTGGCGACTTTACTGCTGGTCTATCTAATCTATTGACTCTAACAAATAATGGTAACTATACAGGTTGTTATTTGGTAGCACCAGAGTATCGTGTTGCTGTCAATCCAAGACCTGGAGATTTGCTACTGATTAACAATCATGATGTGATGCATGGTAACACTCAAATTGAATTGCTGGATGAAGAAGCAGAACGAATTTCATTAGTTGTTTACTTCCGTGAGAAGATGCTTGAGTTAGGATCAAAGCAATACGAAGATTGTCGTTATGACTTTGTTGAACAACGAAGACTTAACAAAGAACACCCAGACCAGAAATACGAAGATGGTTCTCAACGACATCTTTGGAATGGTGTTAGTTCTTCTATGTGGGAGTCTGAAGAATGGTATGAATACCTTGAGTCTAAACTTGGTAATGATACACTGATGAAGTATCACCCAGAATCACAAAAGGCAAATTCACTTGAAGGATTCTTCTAATGTGCTCAGTGATTGGAGCAATCCTGCATAGTCCAACCCTGCAGGATTTTGATATGTTACATCGTGTGTTCCTTGAGTCTAAGATTCGAGGAATGCATGCTACTGGTTTGTCTTATGTTAAAGCCAACTCTATTGTCACACAAAAGCTACCAGTCTCTGCAGATAAGTTTCCATTTGATTTTGAATCGTATCTAAACGAAGACGGCAACTTGTACTTAGTTGGACACTGTCGTTACAGCACCAGTGACTTAGAATTCAATCAACCAATTGCCAATGAGAATGTTTCTGTGGTTCATAATGGAGTTATTACTCAAGAACTTTATGAAGACTGGGAATTACTTCATGGTTATACCTGCGAAGGTAAAAACGATACTGAATTATTGCTTCGTTCGTTGGAAGACTATTCTCCATTACAACATTGGAAACATTCTAGTCTTGCAGTGATTGAGTTGCATACTGATAAACGAATTAGATTCTATCGCAATGGTAAGCGTCCATTATATTTGACATCTATCTCAAATGGATGTATAATTACTTCTACTGCTGATGTTCCAAAACGAGCATTTGTTCCAGGATTTACTGTTAATACTTTGATGAACCATTATATTACATTTGACGAACGACTTGCGATGACTATTGAAAAAGAAGAAATCGCAGATGCCGTGGATTTACAATATGAACTTTGTTAATTCAACGAGAGTTGAAGAGTTAATTAAAAATAGTCCAGCTGGCAAGAACACCAAGTTCTTATCGGCTGCACATTCATTGTGGTATCGCTTTCATAACTATGACAAAGCACCACCAATGGCTTATGAAGTGAATGGTGAAGTTGTATCACTAATCTTTGCTACATTCAATCGAGATGGTTACAGTAATCTTTACGAGATTGTCACACTTGAAGGAAATGAAGGTAAAGGTTATGCATCGAAGTGTTGGGATGCGTGGATTGATTATGCAGTAAAAGAAAGAAAGATGACTAGACTAAAGATGTCTTGCACTCCTTCTTCAGTCACATGGCACTACAAGAATGGTTTGATTTGGTGGGCAGTAGATCCAACAGGTTCACTTCGTTCAGATCAACCATTGTTTTCAACAAGAGCAGAGCAGATTGCTTATCGTGACTTTGCTATTGTTAATCCACTACAAGCACTACCACCATACAAAGCCAGAGATCAATTTCGTGCTGAAGGTTTAGAAGCATACAAGTGGGGTGAGAAGAAGAAAGCAAAAAGCCAAGCAGCAATTAATGCAGCTGGTAAAGCATGGTTGCGTGAAGCGTTGATGGAACAACCATCACTTGAAGAGTTTTTGTTATAATGGATTATAGACTAGAACAAAATCGTAAAGAAGCATTCATTCGCTGGTACGCATGGTCATTGAAGTATGATGATTGCGATCCAGCAGTATGGGCAACAAACTATCTAAACAAAAGATACGAACATAACGATGAACAGAAGTTGTGGTTGTGTTGGTTGTACGGTAACACATACTATCTTCCAACTGCTTGGATTCTTATGAATGAGTTTCCTGACTTTGAGTTGGCAACTGTTGGTCGTATGACTCAATGGAACACTACTAACTACAAACGACTTCGTTATCAGACTGATACAAAATGGAACAAGGGGCATCTTCCAACCATGTTCGCATCGTATCAACAATTCATTGATGGAAGAACACAACGAGAAAAATTGGAGAGTTATTATGGAGACACTGAGGAAGCAAACTTTGATAACTTGTGGCAAAGCGTTAAGTCTGGCTTGCATAAGTTTGGTCGTTACAGTACTTGGTTTTATCTTCAGCATCTTAAGCATACCGCTGGTGTTCGGATCAATCCTACTTCTCTCATGTTGGACGATTATGATGGCTCTCGCTCTCATCGTAATGGATTACTTTATGCCCTCGGACAAGAAGACAGTGTGGATAGAAAACTCACTGCAGTGGAGTATGGAAATCTTGAGTCACAAGCCAATGAGATTCTTTCAGAGACAAAAACAAGATTCCCAGAACTGACATCGAGTATAGATTACTTTACAATGGAAACTTGCCTGTGTTCTTTCAAGAAGATCTTCAGAAAGAGTCGTGGAAGGTATCTTGGATACTATCTTGATCGACAAGCAGAAGAGATTATTCAGTGTGAGAAGGATGGTTGGTATGGTATTGACTGGAATGTTATGTGGCAGTCAAGAGAAGAAACCATTGACTTGAGATTAGACCACAGACATGGTATTGATAAAGAGAAATTTACATCATTCCTTAACACTGGAACACTCCAGAATTTAGATTGGATGTTTAATGATGAAGAACCTATATTAAATGGATTGGAGATGTTTACATGACGACAGTAATTGGTGGTAATGGATCTGGTGGTTTAATGACTGCTGGTGGTATGGAAGGTATGGGAAGTATTACAATTAGTACATCTTCTGGTGGTACAGTATCTTCCAGTACTCTATCATTCGGTGGATTTGATATGGAAGACTTTCTTGATTGCCATTGCTTCAACAAGATTACAGTTGAACATAAGGTAGCAGAGTTCGAGTTATTAAAACTAAAAGAAACTATTCCAACCTACGCAGACGAGATCAAAGAAAACTTGTCTAAGAATCTTGCACGAGATATAATTAAGAAAACTACATTCACTAAGAAGCATAATATTGATAGTGACACACATCACTTTCTTGGAAGAGTATGGGTGTTCACTGAAGATGAATTGAAGAACCTAATCCAAGAAGCCAGAAATGCTTAATGAACGACTAGCCGTAACAGATACTATTAATATTGTAAAGGTGACTAATCCTATGAAGACTCGTAAATTGATTGCTGTTGGAGGACAACCTGGAACTGGTAAGACAACTTTATTCCGTAAATTTATGGAAGGTAAAGACTGGATGGATGTTGCTCCAGCTAAGTTAGTTAATGCCAGCTACAATACAGAACGAGATCTATACATCCTCGGTAAGTATGAAGAGGGTCAAATCTTTGCTGGAACAGATCGACTTTCTATGGCAGTCCAACCTCCATTACAAGAGTGGCTTG